GCTAACAATGTCGTGTTTGTGTGCGGTGTCTGCGGTTGTGGCGTTGGCATTATGGGTATGGGCTGTGTCTGCGTTGCTGTTTGCGATTGTTGAACCGTTGTGAACGTGGGCGGTGTCAACATTGGTTCCTGATATGTTTGCTGCGGCGTTATGAGCGTGAGAAAATGCGGTAGCGAGTCCAGTTGTAAGGTCGTGGGTATGTCCGTGGTTGCCTAAACCTGTTGTGTTGTTTGCGCCTGCGTTTGGTTTGAAGTATGTGTGGGCGTGGGTGTTATTTGATGCTCCACCAGTTGTTGCACCGTGAAAGTGGTCTACGCCACCGTTACCAGTCGAGGCCGAAATGCTGTGGTTGTGGCCGCTGGACGACGTGTTGCCTGTTTGGTTGAAGTTATGGGTGTGGCCGCTGGACTGCGGGGATGTCAACGTATGAACGTGACCCGTAGATTGAGTAAGGCCAGTTGCTGTAGTTGAGGTTGTTCGACCCGAATCAAAAATTGCTGTTTGCGGAATTGTTATATAAGGAACATTAAAATTTGCGCCTGAGCCACCATAAAAATAATTAATTGCAGCAAATAACTCAGGGTAAGTGCTAGTCGAATACGAACTACCATCGCACCATATATAGTTTGCCGGGATGCTTGCTATAGAACCAGCCCACATGGTAATTGCACCAATTGGGTTTGCGCCGTTCAAATTAATAAGACTCAGTTCAAGTTCTCGGTCACGGTTTTCAACTAGGTCGCGTGTTGTTGCGTCCCAGGTCGTAATGTCATCGGCACGAAATGTGTACTGGAACGGCATCAGTCTTCACAGTTCAGGATCACACGCTTAATAGTGGCGGCACTAAATGTAATTTTTGGTTTAACGCCAAAACCTTTGTCAGCATTATTGGTTCGGAATCTTTCCATAACATATGTTCCGAAAGCAACATTTTGTTGGCTGATATTTGACCCGGTACTAGACAAAATGCTTCCAATATTCTGAGATAAAACGTCAACATTTCCTGTTGGTTGAATTTGTGGTTGCACAACTGGGACTACACCACTATCAACAACTGGGCTGTATTCAATAAACATTTCTTTAACCGTAAAAGGTTTTGAATGAAAATATTCAGAAAGAGTTACTGTCCCAGTTGGAAAAGTGCCCCCACTACCCCAACCTGAAATATTTATTAACCCTAAAGTAGGTTCGGGAACAATTGCATTGTGTATATAGCGATTCAAAACAATTGATTTTGTTGAAATGTCAAACGAGGCAATCATCAAAAATTCGTTAAGTGAGTTTGGCCCAGCTCGACCAATTTGTTGTTGTTTAGAGGCAGTTGATGAAAGTGTTGCCGTAGTTGCAGTAAGACGCGACCATTGACCTTTGGAAGTTTCAACATAACAAATTCCTGTACGCATCATAATTACAAGACGACCATCATTGATTGCCAAAATACGAGCTTGTTCAAGACCAGTTTGAGCGACGATATCGGCAGTAGGAATAATGTCCGTTGGCTGGACGGTCGATCCAGTTAAACGGTACACGCGACCATCAAGTGAGCCGTTAGCGAGTTGGTCTAAGAAATACATATTGCGACCAACAATGGTTGCGTCTTTCATGCCTTCGGTAATGTTTTCTTGAGGCACAATCAGTTGGTTTGTAATTGATGATCCCAGTACACCCACAAGGCTGAAGACCCCGGTGTCGCAAACAACAAGCAGGTCGTTTGTTCGAGGTATTACTTGAAGAATGGTTCCGCTAAATTCGTAAGAATTAGTTGGTGACCAAGTTGCTAAACTTGTGTCGGAATAATAAAGGCGTTTCTTTGCCGTAGCATTTGTACCGCCCCAGGCTAATAATCGGTAGCCGTACGAAGTAATGTTTGTTAAACTAAGACCCGCTAAAGCAGTTGATATTGGTGAAGCCGAAACAGTACCTGCAGTTGTTACTGAATAAATATTTCCTGCGGTACTGATGTAATAAAATAATGAAGTTGCTGGGTAGTAAGCAACATTGCCACCAAGAAAACCTGTCAAAGTTACGGCCGTTGGTGTGATCGGGAATGCGCCACCATCGTTTACGCTTGCAAATTTCAAAAATCGAGATGTGCTAGTTCCAGTTTTAATGGTGTTTATAAATACATACGAGTCGCCACCAATAACCCAATGGTCAAAAATAGTCCCCGTATCAGGCGTTCCTGTGACAGCCCAGTTTGCTGCAGTTGCATTTCCTGAAGGAATAATTTGACCAGCAGGTGTCGGTAATACGTTTTCGCCATGCCAAGTGTTCTTAGGCAAGTTCGTTGATTTATTACCCATGTACTGACCACCTGAAAAGTCGTCATAGGTGATTTGAAATGATCCCATGCCTTAACTCCAGGCTGCGTCTGACATCGCCCGTGAGAACTTGATACGACGCTGAATCGTTGCGCGGTTGTCGTCGTTCATTGACTTCAAGAAATTGCCATATTCTTGGAGATATAACGCTGCTCGTTGCTCGTCTTGGCGACGGGCCGAACAAAGGTGGCTGGCATAGGCGACAATGCACTTGTGGTAGACGACGGGCATCAACGGTGACTTGGTATCGGGAGATGCTTGTGTCGAAAGGGCTGGTTCGCTACGGAAGTAATACAACGTCCCGGTGGTTGTCGTGGTTGGGATTGGCGTGATCTTGACAGCGTTGCCGTAAACCAGCCAGCCGTAAGCGTTCATATCGGCGTTGGGGTCTAGGAATGTGTCTAGCGGTAGCGGTTCGACCGGGTTGCCGTTAATAACCAATTTGTTGGCGCGCATGAAATCGGATGGTAGTGCTGCGTCACCGTCGGTCGTATCAAACGATAGTGAAGCGGTCGTGGCAAGCCACCACCAGTCGCGCTCCATACTGACACGATTAAGCGCGTCATCAATGGAAGTATTCACATAGGCATTAGTGATAAGTCCGTCAAGGCTGTTGCCCGAACCATCAGAACGGATCGCCAGTCGATCTTTGACAGCGTTACGAAGGTCAGCCAAGTTCATATTTACTTGCCTTTCCCGTTCATGCTAATACTGCGTTTATTGGATCCACCCAAGTGGCCGACATCCTTAATCAATGCCCAATGCAACTTGTCTGCTAATTCTAGTCGCTTTTCCTTCTCTTCTGTTTCGTGAGCAGCAAGGATCGCTTTGTTCTTTTTGAGCAGGTCTTCGTGGAGTGCTTTACCTTTTTGCCAGTCACCCTCAATCAACTTGACGATCAAGGTGTGGTCAGCTCGGTGGTGTGAGCAGGCGACATACGGTGTCCCGGTGGCATCAACCATCCACACTTCAAATCGACCGATGATCGGGTTGAACATGAGTGATGCGCTGGGATCACCTCGCCAGCCCGACTCGTCACCTTTTTGGATGCGGGTCGCAATGTCATATACGTCAAAGGCGACTTCAGCCATTTGGCTACCGCCTTCTACTTCTCCCATGAGGTTTGCTGCGCGAATCATGGGAACACTATATACAAATAATCAACCATGTAAGGCGAAGTTGACTGTACCTGTACCAGCGGAAATAACTTTGATAACGATGCCGTTGCCCGACCAGGGGAAATCGGTTGAGTTGTTGTTGTTAAAAATGCCGATGGTGTTGTCACCTGCAACTGTCGGTGTTGCCGGGGTCTGACCTGGTTGAGCAGTTGTGAAATAGATAGGCGTGGTCGATGTTTGCCAAACGTGCAAATTGTTGCCAGTCCCGGTCAAAGTGATTGTGTCTACTGTGTTGGCAACAAGTGTGATGGTTTTGGCGGAAGAAGCTGAGTAGGTAGCCATGATGAACCTTTCGTGGTGATGCTGAAATTATAGACGAAAAAGCCAGCCACCGTCGAAAGTGGCTGGCTCGTTCGTTTGTTGGGGGATTTGGTTTATGCGCCGATTGCCAAGAAACGAGCAGTCGTTGCAGAAACGTCTGTCGTACTTACAACTTCAGCCATCGGTGCGCCGTCTGTGGTGGTGTCCACCCAAAACAACTTGATCTTAGGCGACGAGGTTGATCCGTCCCACGCAGGGATGTTTCCGTTGACAGCGGTCACGATGAGGTAGTCAAGTCGTGAAAGACCCAACTGCGCCAAAGTGACAGCCTCGCCACCTGTCGGATACGAGCTGTCGAAAGTGATAACACCAACGACTTCCTTGCGGCTTCCCGGAACTTCAGGGCCAGTTGTGATACTGACTGAAGCTGCCATCAGATACTCACCTCGGTGATGTCCTTGATGACGAAGTGGGCGTTGCGCTGCTTGCAAGCAAGTTCGCCGTAGGCGTACAAGGTTGCTTCGTAGGCATCCACGTCGGGCTTACGGTTCATAACTGCACCGTCAAGATCCATGAACTGGAATCCGTCGCCAACCTGGTGGTAAACCAACACGTCGGGGTTGATGCCGTACAGGCGGTTGTTCGGGCAATCGAAGTCTGCGTACAAGGCAGTCGGTGACTCGTCACCCTTACCGCTGACAGACGGGCTGTAGAACTGGATACCTGCGTAGCCACCCTTGAGCTGAGTCTGCTCCATGTTGCGCTTCAATGAGAGCAACAAGTTGCTGATTGCCAAGTTGACACCTTCAGCCGAAACCAACAACGAAGGCTTCTTACCTGAGTTGGTGAGGGTCTTCATGATGGAGCCAGTAATGAGGGTTTCGGTGATGGAACGGTTGGTTCCCGAGTTGCTGTTCACATAGGACTTCCACTTCGGCTGTGACGAAGGGTTGATTGTGTGAAGGACTGCGGTGTCGTCAACGATGGTCTGAAGACCAGTCAATTCGACCTGTCCGTCGCCAGGCTGACCTGTGTTGCTAGACGCTCCACCTGCACCACTACGGAAAACGAAGTGTGACGAGGTGGTCGTGACTGCTGCACCTGAGATGGCGATGGTCTTGTTGGTTTCGTCGACCGAGGTGATGGTACGAGCTGATGCAACGGTCGTCGGGGATGCGACGGTTCCGATGTCAACAACCATGCCACCGTCGAAGAACAACTGACGGAGTGCGGTCGAGCCTGTGGTTGAGGCGAGAACAACGGTCGTTGCTGAAGTGGTCGTACCACATTGTGCAATAACGCCGTTTGACGTTCCCCACAACTGACGGTTGACATCCTTCATTGCGTCGTTCTTGATGCCTTCCATTTCAGCATCCAAAGCATCAATGAAAGCACCACGGTCGGTGACAGCCTGCTTGATGGTTGGGCCTGAAAGCTGGATGCGTCCGTAAACGTAACGTACGGGAACCGGGACTGTTGCGAAAGCCTGGTTTCCTGCGGTTGGCAGAGTGCCACCTTCGGCTCGTGCGCCTACACCACTTGAGCGTCCGAGGTGGACGGCGTGGCGGGCAATACGACCCTGGACGGTGTCTTTGCGGGTTTCAACTTGCGAAAGAATGAAGTTCGCATTGTTGAGGTTGTCAAGATATTCCTTGTAGTCGTCCTTGAGAATGGCATCGACTGTTGAGAGTGTTGCGGGCATGATGGGGTTCCTTTAAGAGGGCGGGTGAATGTGGGGGTTCACAACCTTGTCAATGGTTCACGCCATCCAGCGTTGCCTTGCATCTTCCGATGTTATGTGGTTGTATGTGGTGTGCCTCATCCGAGGTACAGACGAAATGCTACACCACTACAACTACCGTTTGTCAAATGGCTAGCTAAGACCGTGCTGTTGCAGTCGTGCCATAGCCCGGTCACGAGGACTCATGTTTTGTCCTGCGAGGTTGGTTGAGGCTTGCCCATTGACGATGGGTGTCCCCATTTGGCTACCTGCCTCTGAACGCTTCGCTGCGATCTGCGTGGCCTGAGCGAGAACTTGATCTTCCATTTCGCGTATTGCCAAGGAAAGATCAAGGTCGGGTCGGCGGGATGCTGCGACGATTGCTGCTGTCGCCAACGGCGTATCGGGTTGAAGTCCATGTTGTGCGAGCGTCTCCTCAATTTGTCGTTCGTACTGTGTTTGTACCTGCTGTTGGGCGAACTGGTTCATCCGTTGTTCGACGAGCTGTTCAACCTGATCGGGGGTCAGACCTGCGGATTGGCCGTCTTGAATTGCTTGCTGACCAATGGCGGCTTGTGCTTGAGGGCTGATGAAAGTGTCAAAGCGTTCCCCGGCGAGGGTTCGGGCGTTGTCAACCATCCATCGGACAGCGGTGTCGGTGTCTCCTGATGCGAAAGCGTTAGCAAACTCTTGTACGGCACGGGCATCGTCGGGATGCATCTTGGCGAATGTTTGTGCAATCGGCTTGTAGCGTTCGCGTTCTTTGACACGGTCGGCTACTTCTGATCGGTATTTGTCTTCCCAATTGACATCGGTGGAACTGGCTTCTGAACCTTCTACTGGTGCAGAATCCACTACACCTTCGGGGTTAAAGTCGGTCATTGTGGTGGCATCTCCTGTGGTTGTCCTGGCTGTCCTGTTTGTATTTGTGGAACCAATGAGCCAGGTGCTTCATTGGCTTGCGGGAGCATTTCTGATCCCGGCATCTGTTGCTGTGCTGCGAGTTGTGCGGCTGCTTCGTCAGCGGCCAGCTTTTGGTGCGCTTGAACGTGAACGTCAATTGCTTGTCGAACATCAGGTGTTGCAAGCTCGTATGCAGGGGATTTGCGCTCACGGTTGTGTTGGGCGATGTGTTTGGCATGGTCGTCAAAATCGGCTGGCATAACAGGGGTTGCCTGCATGAGTAGACCGTTTTCCCATTCGGCTTTCGCAATGTCGGGATCCGCTGATGCCATAAAACCTTTGGGGTCGGGCAGGTCAAGCAGTCGTGACAAGCTCATGCCGTCAATGTTTTGGAATGCTGCCGGGAAGGTTTGTGCCAGCGATGTGATGACTGACTGTGTTGCGATCTTGGATCGTGGTGCGGTCGCGTCTAGCGGGACTTTGACTTGTGGGGTTTCGTCAATGTCGTCGGCTGTCCATTCAAACTGAACGGTCGATCCTTGCTGGGTGGTGATCGTTTGTGATCGCACCATGCCTGATTGCTGGGCGTAGGCACGGTACAACTGCAACGTCATTTGACCGATACGCGCCCAAACAGCAGACTGGTTTCGTGCCATCGGTGCTAACGGGGTGTCGTCCTTCTCAGCCAATACCGATAGGGCGAGTCCTGAGTTGCGGTCACCAGGGGCTTGACCACGAGAAACAGCGTGGGTGGAGAAGATGTCGTCCATCTCTGCTTCTAGTTGCGCTGCTTCGTTACTGATCCAGCGGGGGACTTCGGGTGCTGACTGCCAATGCGGTTCGCCCAGTTCAGCGTTGTACTCAAGTACATCGGCTGGGTCGGTCGTAATGGTATCGGAGTCTTCAATTGATCCTGCGGGAACCATCAGTCGAGCGTTCGCTGCTTTACGCATATGTTCAAGGATGGTTGAGCGCGCACGGTTGTAGGCGTACTGGATGTCTCGTGCCGGGGTGAGAAGTGTGTTCCCGACCCATGTACGAGGGATTTTGCGCTGGATACCGATAGCGATGTTGAGGCGCGGGAACGGGAATGGCCAGCCTTGACCGTTGCCGTAGGCGTATACCTGCTTGTTGTTTACGACGTGGACGACGCAACCAGGG